CTGCGTCTGCGCCACTTGCTGCATCAGCCGCTGCACGGCCGGGCTGGTCGCCGCCGCGTAGGTGACCGGGTCGGCCTCGCGTTGCCGCAGGACAGAGGCGGCCGCCTGCCGCAGCGTCTGCTGGCGGGCATCAGCCGCCGCGTAGCCCTGCCCCACAGCGGGCGTCGCCGCCACCACAGCGGCCTCGATCTCCTGCACCGGGGCCGTGCGGAACGACGCGATGTCGCTGCCCATCTCGCGCGACTGCCGGTACTCCGCATAGGCCCGCGCGCCATCGGGGCCGAAGGTCTGGTCGAAGTAGTCCATGCCCAGCGGCGCCGGCTCGACGCGGCCGTCCTTGTGGCCCGCCATCAGGTCGCCGACCAGCCGGACGCCTTCGGCGCGCGCCAGCGACGACTGCTGCGCCACCCGGGTTTCGGCATTGCCGCGCAGGGTTCGGACAGCGTCGGGGTCCAGTTGCGCCGCAGTGGCCGACAGCCGGCCGGACGGCGGCTCCTCCGCGGCCAAGGCCGGATCGCCGGGGCCGGCAGCCTTGGTGATTGCCGCGACGTAGTTGCGCGTCTCGGCGGGCATTCTCGACAGCCAGTCGCCACCAGGGCCAGCATCGGCCAGCGCCTTGCGCAGCCGCCCGGGACCGCCGTTGTAGGCGGCCAGTGCCTTGGCGTAGTCGCCGCCGAAGTCCGCAAGCTGCTTCTCGAAGTAGGCACGGCCGAGCGCCTCGTTGTAGGCGGCATCGTTGCGGTAGCGCTGCTCGTCGAACGGCAGGCCCGCAAGGCGCGCAGCCTCGGGCGCAGTGTCGGGCATGACCTGCGCGACGCCGATGGCGCCCTTCGGTGACACAGCCGACTGCCTGCCGCCGGACTCCTGCTGGATCAGCGCCTTCCACACGTCGCCGAACCGCATGGCGCCAGGCTCGCCCTTGCGGGTGGTCGCAAAGCCGTTCTCGCGCAGCCAAGTGCTCGGGTCGTTCTCCACGAATGCACGCTCGCGGGCCAGCAGCATGCGCTGCTTGATGCGCTGCGCCTGCTTGATCTTCTCGCCCTCGCCGATGTCGGAGCGGGCCAGCAGCGGCTCCACGCGCCGCGCGATGATCTCGCTCACGGCCTTCGGGTCGCGCCACGACCGCGAGACGAGGATCTCGTCGTTGTCCTCGCCCACCACGTTCTCGGCGTTCACCTTCTCGGCCGTGGCCCTGAGTTGGTAGCTGTAGGCGTCCGTCTGCAGCCGGGCCTTGATGCGCGCCGCGTGCTCCTGGAAGTAGCGCTTCCCGGCCGGGGTGTTCATGCCCTTGGTGGATTCCTCGACCCACTTGTCGACATCCTTCCCGATCTGCTCGCGCATGTCCGGGTCGCCGACCTTCCACGCCTGGAGACGCTCGTTCTCGCGCTGCTGCCAGTACACCTGCCCGGTCGCAAGCAGGTTCGGCACCTGCGCTTTGTCCAGTTCCTCGGCATCGCGGCGGGCCTTGTCCTGCTCGCGCAGGGCCCGCTCCTGGGCCTGCAGGTCCATCTGCATCGCCAGGCCCGCAGCACGCTCGCCGGCTTGCCCGAGGTTCTGCATTGCCGCGCCGATGGGATAGGCTCCGCTCACGCGCGCGATGGGCGCCCCGCCGTCCTGCTGGACGCGCCGCTCGTAGACCGGAATGCGCGCCATCAGCCGCCCCCCTTGACCGGTTTCTTGCCGTAGTAGGAGCCCGCCGTGCTCGCCGCGTTCAGCAGGGTGCTCGCCGCGTTCAGGTAGCCGGCCGTCTGCGCGCCGCGCCCCTCCCATGACCGGATGTTGGCCTGGTCGTTCAGCGCCTGCTCTCGGCTCATGGCGCCGTAGCGGATGGCGGCCGAGTCCATCTCGGCGCCGTAGATCGACTCGCGCAGGCTGTCGGCGTTGAGGCCCGCCCCGGCCTCGGCGCTGGATGCCACCTGCAGGCCGATGCGCCGGCGGATGTCCTGGCGGAACAGCTCGTCCTGCGCCGTCGCATCGCGCAGCGACATGTCGGCCGCCTGGCGCATGCGCGTCGCCCCGGCCTCGGCCGCGTTTTTCTGCTGCTGCCCGGAGTAGACGGCAGCGCCAGCCGACATGGCCGCGGACGCCGCCAGGATGGCGATCTCGAATCCACTCATTACCTGACCCTCGCGTAGAGACTCACGTCGCGCCCATCGGGCGTGAACCTGCGCATGCCGCCCGGCGTCTCGCACTCGAAGCCCAGCAGGCGCGCCCACCGGTGCCCGGCCTCGAACTCCCGGTCGACCAAGGCCTCGATTCTGCGGTACGGCAGCTGCAGGATGAACCCGCGCACGGCCCGGGTGATGGCCATCATGTGCGGGCCGGCGCGGTCAGAGAGCAGCGACCACACGCAAGCCCGGTCACCCCACAGTTCGGCCGCGCCGCCGCAGCCCAGCACCACGTCGCCGTCGAGCGCCGTGAAGGCCGGGCCATTGGAGAGCATGCTCGCGTAGCCCGGCTGCGAGAACTGCTGCTCGAAATAGGCCTGGGCCGGCTGCAGGCGCAACCGCTCCAGGTGCTCGGGCCTGAACGCTTCGATCCTCATCGGGCATCCTGCGCGACCACCTGCGGCGCCAGCGCCACCAGCGTCACCGCGGTCGGTTGATCGTTCACGAACATCATGTAGGCGTCGGTCGTGTAGCCGTCCGGCCAGGACACCACTTTGTCGCCAGAAAACAACGGTACCGGCGCGCCCATCGGGTCGGCCGAGGTGCGGAACTGCAGGTCGTCGAGCGCGCCCTCAGCGCCGCCGTAGCGCCCGCCGCCGGTGTTCAGGAACCGCAGCACGGCCTTGTGGATCCGCTTCGTCTTGCCCTGCGCCGTGCCATCGGAGGCGCCGGCTTCCAGGCGCATCGAGCGGTACAGGCACGGGCAGGGCAGGCCCACATGCACGACAGACGCCGGGCGCTGCAGCGTGACCTGACCGCCCGTCACCACGCGCTGCGGATGGGGCGCGCCGTCGCTCAGCACGTCGACGGTCTGCCCTTCGAGGTGCGCCAGGCCGGAGATCGTCGCCGCCGGAGCGCCGTCATAGGTCAGGCCCGAGTCGACGTAGAACTGCCGCGACTGCGGATCGCCCTTGCGCCAGGGCCGCTCCATGTACTCGACGTAGCGTTTGGTGACGCCGTCGATCGTGCGCCGCACCACCAGCCAGAGCTCGTGCCGGTCGCCCTCGGCCGCCTGCATCACGGCCAGGCCTTCCACCACACCGTCGCCGCCGATCGGGTGCCGGTGCCAGCCGCGGACCTTCTGCTCGTTGTTCCAAGTGAACCCGATCAGCGCACCGTCGCCGCGGATCGCCCACACGATCGGCGTCGGCTCGGGCGCAAACGCCATGTCGAGCACGCCAGTCTGCGTGATGTGGTCAGCCTCGACCGTCGTCTCGCTCGACTCGTAGCCGTCGCCGCCGAAGTCGTAGAACGTTTCGCGCACCACCAGGCCGGAGCGCTGCACAAACAGGGTGCTCTTGCCGTTCTTGACCGGCGGGATGGCCTTTGACCCGAACTCGCTGGCGACCTTCGAGCGCCGGTTGTTCGGGCCCAGCGGCTCGCCGTTGGTGAGCTCGCCGATCGCGAACTCGCACCCGGCCGTGCCCACCAGCAGGTCGCGGTCGGGCGCCAGCCACTGCACCGCGTTGATCTTGCCGGAGTTGATCTGGACCGTGAACGCCGCGTCGGCCGTGACCGTGTTAAAGACCCGGGGCGAGTAATCGGTGAAGTCGGCCGACACCGAGGCCCAGACCTCCTGCCCGCGGGCCCACCACATCCGCTCGCGGAAGAACGCCACCTGCGATGGCCAGCCCTCCACGCCGGACCATGCCGCATGCGCCCAGCGCGCCGTGGCGTTGCCAGAGCCCACCACCTGAGAGGGCAGCCGCTCGACCACGTCGGCGGTGACCTGCGAAGTCGACGTGAAGCCCGTGATCCGCACGTAGCCGTAGCCGGCATCACGGTAGAGCCACTGCACACCGGTGTCGCCGTCGATCAGCGCGCCCTCGCTGTGCACGGGGCGGCTGGAGCCAGTGTGCGCCGAGTTCAGGGCCTCGTAGGTCTTGCCGTCGCTGCGCCGCCGCTCGCCGGCCGTGATGGCTTTCCCCGGCTCCCAGGCCGGGATCGCGTTGAGGTCTTTCGACTCCAGGAAGAACAGCGACCCCACGTGCGCGGCCTGGAAGATCGCGGCCGAGGCGATCAGCGTGATGCCCGCCCCGGTTTCCGCGCTCGCGTAGACCGTGGTGCCTGTGTCGTTCAGGGACTTCCACGGGCCACCCAGCGCCGAGAACGTCACCAGCGAGAACGAGGTCGCGGTCAGGCGCCGCAGGATCCGGGGCTGATAGCTCGGGTGCGCGATGTAGAGGAAGTCGCCGGACTGCGCGAACCGCAGCCGGGGCGTGCCGTCCTGGTTGTAGAGGTCGCCGATCGCGTAGGGCGTGACGACTTCAACGGGAACACCCGACACCTCAAGGCGACCGCGCCGCAGCGTGACCGCGTCCCAGGTGTAGAACCGGCAGTAGAAGTTCCCGAACTCGACGATGTAGGCCTGGCTGACGCTGAACTCGAAGACCTGCAGCAGCGGGCGGCCGGCGGCCGAGGCCTTGACCTCGGCGACGAACCGCGTGCCACCGCGCCGCACGTGCGGGCCCTGCACGGTGGGGATGAAGTTCTCCAGCCTGCTGGCGCCGTTCGAGTACTTGGCATAGTCGACCCGCCCGTCAAGCATGGGCGAAAGCTCGCCCGCATTTAAGTTCGCGGTGAAGGGCGATGCCTTTGCCATGTCAGAGCACCGTCACGCCGGAGGGCCACAGGCCGCCATCGGGCCCGATCCCCGCATAGCCAGCGCCCTGGCGCGACTCCAGCCACGTGCCATCGGGAAGCTCGTCGGGCGGCGCCTCGACCGAGTCCTGCCGGATCGCCAGCTTCAGGGCCTGGTCGTACATGCCGGCAACCCGCTGGAACTTCGTGTCGCTCTGCGTCTGCGCCTCGCAGGCTTCCATGGCCAGGCGGCAGGCCAGCGCGTCGACGAACAGCGGATCGAACAGCGAGGCGTCGGTGACGCGCGCCACGTAGCGCACGGCCAGCGGCGCCGCGAGGTCGGTCAGCAGGCGCCGGCCCTCGACGGCCCACGGCGCGCGCTGCTTCATGCCGGTGCGCAGGTACATCTCGTTGACCTGCACCAGACCGAGGAAGTCGGCCGGAAGCTCGTACTGCAGCTTGAAGCCCCAGTCCGGCGCTTGCGCCAGCGCCGACAGCCGCGTGCGCCGCATGGCGAACTTCCAGCGGTGGGCCCGGATCTCGGCATCGCGCGTGTCGTCGAACAGCGCCGCCATCGTGCGGGCCTGCTTCACGTTGTCGGTGAGCAGGAGGATCGGCTGCTCGCCCAGCTTGATCAGAGCGCGATTGACGATGGACACCTGGCTGGCCATGCCTGCCTCGCATCGGGTGGGGGTGATGCGATTCTAGCGGCAGCGTTGTGGAATCACAACGCACGAAAGCCCACCGCAACGGGCCTGCCGCGCCGCGCGCCTCGTCAGTTGACGACCAGGAAGCTGAACTGCTTGGCCGCCGTGGCGTTGGCGTTGCCCGTGACCGTGAACGATCCGGCTGCCACGGTCACGCCGACGATCGATGTTAGCGTCGCGTCAGCCGCGCCGCGAAGCTCCACAAACACCTCGGATGAAGCGGTCACGATGCTGTTCGTCACAACGACCGTGCTCGCCCCCACGGCAAAGGCTGCCCGGCCCAAGGCGGAGTTGTTCGTGACGTTGCCGGGTGTTGCGGACGAGTCGGTGCGGGTGAGCGCCAAGGTGGTGAAAGCGCCCGTGCTGCGGGTCGTCGCGCCTACGGACGTGTTGTTGATGGTGCCGCCGGTCAGCGCCACGGCCGCCGGGTTGTAGCCGCCGGGGTCGACTGTGACGAGCAACGCGTCGCCCTTGTTGATCAGCGCCTGCGCCTGCTCCCGCGGCAGGTCGTAGGTCTCGCCAAGGCGAAGCACAACGCCTGATGCGATGTTGCTGTCCCTGGACATGCGGATGAACATGCTGTCACCTCGGAAAAAGGGCCACCCTTGGGCGGCCCGTCAGATCGGATCGGCCTCGCCGCCGGCCGGTTGCGTCGGCGCCGTTCGCTTGCGCCGGCTTGGTGCTGGCGCCGCATCGGCCTCGGCCGCTTCAGGCTCCGGCTCGGCCACCTCGTCCGCGGCCGGCTCCTCGTCGACCATCTCGGCCCAGTTCATGGCCTGGTGGTGTTCAAATACCTGCCCGGCCTCGACGTACCGGTACGGGTTGGCGAGCACCCCGGGCTTGAGCGCGCGCTGCTTCACGTCAGACCACCACGAACCCGCCGGGGTACTTCACGTCTTCCTGCGCGTCGAGGACCAAGTGCGCCGAGAGCGTGGTCGTCGGGGTCGTGCCGCCCTGCGTGTAGGCCAGGCGGATGAACCGCTCCAGGCCCTGGCGCGGCAGGTGGAACGCGAGCTGCGACGACGCGCCTGGCGTGGTGACCGCGTTCAGGTAGGTGATCGTCGTCGCCGGAGAAGCGAAGCCGACGTTGTCGTCGGTCTGCAGCGCCACCGTGATGGTGGGCGTCGTGCCGCCCGGCGCCGCCTCGAAGTTCAGGACGATGAAGGGCTCGCCCTTGCCGGCGCCGATCTGGCGGATCTGCGACAGGTCGATCACGTCGACGGAGGGCACCAGCGTCGTGCCGGAGAGCGCCTGCGACTGGCTGAACGCGTTTTCGCGGTCGAGAATCATGATGGTTCCTTCCTTCTCGTGCGGCCGATCAGCTGATCTGCGCTTCGGTGTTGGTGATGGCGTCCACCCGGCGGATCGGGATGCCGAGGAAGTTCAGGCCGCCGCGGATCGGGTTGCCGAACTGGTCCAGGCCCTGCTCAAGGCCGAGCGCGTTCGCCGAACGGTTCATCGCGTGGACGCGCAGCATCGAGAACACCGTCCGGTTCATGTAGAACACGGGCTTGCAGCTGCCGAAGTTCGGGATGCGGTCGATCATGCGGCTCATGAGCTCGATGATCCGCACGGTCGTGCCCGCGGTGTCGGCCACCAGGGCGGACACGTCGATGTTGCAGCCGCGCACCACGTAGCGCCAGTCGCGCAGCGCGATGCCGCACTTCCACTGGTAGCGGTCGAGGTAGGCGCGGTACTTGCCGCCGACCGCGTCGGTGACAGTATCCAGGCCCAGGTCCTCGTGCTGCAGGCCGGCCATCGACCCCTTGGGGAAGATGCCGTGCACGCTGTTCTGGCCCCAGCCCATCAGCCAGATCGAGGTGCCGTCGCCGCCGGTGACGGTGCCGGCCGACAGGATGTTCTGCCCGTTGGTGGCGCCCGCGATGGTGCTGTAGCGCGGCGCCAGGCCGAGGAACCGCTCGGGGTTCAGCTCGCTGTCGCCGTAGAACAGCGTCGAGGCCATCGTCTGGTTCATCGCCTCGATGAAGGCGGTCGACTCCGACAGGCGGAAGGCGGCGGTCGTGCCGTTGAGCTCGGCGAGGTCCTTGTCGACCTGGCCGAAGGCTTCCAGCATGCCGCACGCATCGTCGACCGTGACGGTCGTCGACTTCGCCTGCGGCACGCCGTAGTTCAGCTTGCGCCAAGCGACGGCCGGCAAGCCCGTGCGGACGGTCGTGCGATGGCCGGTGGCGAGGTTGCCCTCCAGCCACAGCATGTCCATCAGGATCTCGTTGGACTGGTTGAGGAGCTCGACGACCGGCGAGATGCCGTTGCCATCGGGCGAGACGCGCTTGGCCCAATCGGTGAGCGTCAGCGCCTGAAAGCCAATCGTTGCCATGCAACCTCCGGTGTGGATTTCCCGTCGTCAGTGGTGTGGAAACCACACCAATAGCCGCGACTGTAGCGCCCGCGCCACTGTTGCGTCAACACTACAGGAAATCTCAACGCCGCTCAGTTCGGCATGTTCGGGTACATGCGCTGCGCCAGCGACTTCTCGCCCGCGCCCGCGTTGCCCGCGCCGCCAAGGCCCGCCGTCGCGTCGTGCTCGCCCAGGCCCTGGCCGATGCGGTGCAGCGCCTGGATCGTGGCCTTGTAGCCCAGCACGCCCTCCATCGCCCCGATCACCGCGCCGGCCTGCTCCTTCGGGAAGAACTGCGTCGCCGCGCGCCGCGCGAACTCCATGTTCGCCGCGTGCTGCTGGCCCCACTCGTTGCGCAGGTCGGCCTGCTCGGCGGTGTTCTTGGCGTGCAGCGCCGCGATGCGATCGACCTCGACCTTGTCCGCCGCCTGTTGTTGCGACGCAACGAACTCGTTCCACTTGCCCGCCAGCTTCTCGGCCTGCTGCGGCAGGATGCCTGCGTCCTTGAACCACTCCGACGCGGTCTTGGCGAACGCGCCGTCGTCGCCCTCGGGCACCGGCAGCTTGTAGTCCTCGGCCTTCTCGGGCGCGCCGATCGCCTTGTAGAACTCGGCCCACTGCTCGGACGTGGCGTCCTTGCCGGGAAGCTTCAGCGCCGCCTCGCCGGCAGCGTTCGGATCGGCTGCGGCCGGTGCTGGCGCTGCTGCAGGAGCGCCTGGCGCAGGAGCGGGCGCCGGTGCGCCGCCCAGCAGTTCAGCCGCCGCGTTCGGGGCAGCAGGTGCAGGAGCCGCCGCCGGGGCCGGTGCTTCAGTCGTGGTCATGATCGTTTCCTTTCAGTGCGTTGATCTGCTCGTCGGTCAGGGAAAGAATCTGCGTGATCTTCAAAAACACCTCGCGCCGGCCCTCGGCCACAGCCGTGGCGTGAGTGTCGACGCGGCCGTCGCGTCCGATCACGATGCAGGACGTGTCCGCGCGGCAGAACTCGCGGAGCTCGTCCAGGATCGGCCGCGCCTGCTTCGGCGTGGCCTTGCGGCGCTGGAACACGGCCCGCGCGCTCTCGCGCAGGTTCCAGAACCGGGCGAACAGGTTGGCGCCGACCATCAGTGCACCGTCGCCGCCTCGATGCGGTCGCACATGTCGTCTGTCGCCTCGTCCTCGTCACAGCCGGCCCCGGCGAGTTCCTCGGCGCCATCGGGCACGCACACCCAGCGGCCGGGCATGTCGTCCACCTCGGCAACGGTGCACGGCCACGGCACAGCCGCGGCGCTCATGGCTGCGGCAGCACGGCAGCGGCCTGCGTCGGGGAGCCTTGGGCCAGCGCGCCAGCCTGGGCGAGATCCTTCGCTGCCGAGGCCGCCACGGGCGCGGCTTGCAGAACTTGCTGAAGCTGCGCCTGCGCGGCCTGTTCTTCGTCGATCGCGGCCATCTCGTCGTCGCTGTAGATCACCTTCGCCGGAACGCCGTTCACCTCGAAGATCACTTTCGCAGCCGCGTCGACGTTCACCCGCTTGTAGGCGGCCGGGCCCAGCACCTGCGCCAGCGGCGCCAGCTGCTCGACGCTGCGCAGGATGGCCACACCCTCCTCGGCGCGACGCGCGCGCTCCAGCGGGCTGGTGTACTCGATCTCGAGCTCGCCCGCGCCCTGCAGCGCCTCTGGTCGCGGCGGCAGCTGGCCGGCGTCCTCGAGGATCTGGAGCTCGCGCGCCACCATCGGGTTCAGGAACTCCGACTCGGTGCGGCTCGCGGTCGGCGCCAGCAGCGCGCCCTTCTCCTGCGCGCGCAGCATCGCCTCGGTGGCGGTCATGGCCGGGTTGTCGACCAGGATCTGGAACAGCGTGTTCCACAGCGCGTCCTGGATCACGCGCCGCTTCTGGTCGGCCATCTCGATCGACACCGGCAGGTTCTCGCCGAACTTCATCGGCTGCAGCAGCTGCCGGCCCTGGTCGTCGACGCCGCCGTAGTTGATCGCCGCCGGCGTCAGCCGGATCGCGTCGAGCACGCCGTCGCGGTGCGCCAGCATCGGCGGCAGCACGGCCAGCTGCGCCGCCTGGATCGTGGTGCGCTCGATCTCGTTGAGCATCTTCACGTCGGGCAGCACGGTCATCAGCGGGCTGCGGCCGTAGATCTCGCCGGACGTGACGGCATAGCGCCCCACCGCGTAGGGGAACACCCGGAACCCGCCCTCGTCGAGGATGTCCCGGCTGTCGACCGCGACGTAGTAGCTCGCAAACTCCATGCCGCGGTAGTCCATGCGCCGCACGTCCAGATCGGTGCGGGGCTTGACGCAGTGCAGGAACGGGTACTCGGCCTCGGGCGTGCGCTCGGCCGCGTGCTTGATGTGCGCCGGCAGCCTGTCGCCCCAGCGCTGCGCCGCGGCCCGCGCCGGCATCCACCAGTACCGGTGAACCAGGTCGACCGCGCCGTAGTCGTTCTCGGCAAAGAACAGCTGATCGACCGGGATCGTCCGGTACAGCATGCCGCGGCCGGGCCGGTCGCCGATGAACAGGCCCATGTTCCCGAAGGCGCCGGCGTCGTAGTAGCACT